TCTAGTTAATCTTATTACTACACCGCCCTCTTCTTTAATAGCATCTACTTCGTTTGGAAATCTTACATCGGGAACTATAGCTATTTCTGAACCTTCTGTAATAATTTTATTCAGAGAAAATCTAGACCAAGCATCATTTTTAATCTTTCTAATAATCTTTGTGCCAAAATGCTCTAAGAATTCTCTTACGGTCGGATTTCCAGCCTTCTTGCTACTAAGCGGAATATTCTTCCATTCTAATTCCGTATCCATGTTTTTATCTTCATTTGACCCATAAACATGTTTTGAGTTAAGGCCGAATAAATTAATAGCCATGTCTTTTAGTGGATCGGCAAAATGATAAACTTTAATATATGGCCATAGTTCCTTTTCGGCGTATTCCACAAATGCGCCATCTTTTCTAGTAACATCAAAGATGCCATAACCATTCGTGCCGTTAGAATCTTCTGTATTAATGACTAACTGACCTTCTTCGTCTATATAAAAATCATGAACCATTTGTCTAGTTTTCAACACGCAGCCATTAATATAATTGGCTACAGTATTCTTACCGGCCTGCTTTCTGCCAGATATACCTATGATTTTCATACTTTTAATCCCTTTATTTGTGGAAATATATTATCTTTGATCTGATCTATTGTCATTTCGCCAACATCTTTTGTGGTAAGTTTTGGAAAACTTAATTTATATGATCTGTTGAGTTGACGCTGTAACTGGGTCTTAGCTTCTCTACCAGCTTGATCATTATCTGTTAGTACTATAATATGCGTAACTGGCATTTTATACAGTTTTGATTCTTGCTCTTTGCTAAGAGTCTTACCAAAAAGACTCATAGCATTATGTATTCCAGCCTCATAAAGTTTCCAAACATCACCCTGTCCCTCTACTAAAAATAAATATCCAGTTTCTTCTACGCTCTTAATTGCCCTATGATAGTTATAGAAGAAATCAACCTTATTAAAACCCTTTGGATATAATAAGAATTTAGGTGTTTTATACTCCTTGATTGATCTTCCAATAAGACCAACCATTATCTCTCCAGAATCATTATGAATTGGGATTACGGCACGGTCATACATTTTAGAGTTTGTATTTGAGCAATCCCCGACACCAAAATACTCTAGGGTTTTAGGATTAAATCCTCTTCCAACAAAATATTGTGAAGGACATTGCAGTTGTTCGATTGCAACTGGTGCATAGTCTTTATGTGTCACTTCCTCATTAAACATTGCCACAAGCGTCTGGAAGTCATTAGGCTGGCTTCCTTCTGGTATGGCTGTTGTGGTAGCCTGTTTTACGTTAATCAAATCACAGGCCCATCTTAATGCACCACCAAAACCAACGTCTTTACCTTCTTGGTTTGATAATGCCCCACGAATTAATCCAAATATATCATTTCTATATTGGTGCTGACAATCTCTAGTCCAACATTTCCATATTCCTTTATCTACAGAAAACGAAAATGCTCTTGGATTATCGCTAGATTCATGAACTGGGCAAGTTGAATATATATTATCCCCAAAGACTTCATATTTCATACCAAGCTTAGAGAAAACTAATTCTGCTTTATTATTCAGCGTTTTCTTGATCGTCTGTAGTTCCATTTATCGCTATCTTTATTAGAGATTCTGAGTCGATTAGTCCCGTATCACCAACGGGCTGATTCTTAAATTCATTACGTGTTTTTAATTCTTTTAGTTTAGCGTGTGCGCCCTGCATAATCATATTAATATAATCTCCATCATCTAGACCACCACCATGTCGAGCAACGATGGGAACTAATTTTCTATTACCAGCATTTGGACCATCTTCTGCTAGTTCTTCTGGAGATTTGATTTTAAAAATTGAGAACGATGTGCATAGCCAAATTAGTCTATCTGAACCGCTTACGGCGTCAGTGCTTTCCTTTGTGATACCGTCACGGTTTAACTGCACAAAAGACAAGCACGGTATATCTAACTTAACACAAAGGTTGTGTAAAGAAGTAATCTGAAAACCTAAAGCTTGATACTCTTGAATATTATTTGTGATTGAACTAGATGACATTAACTTAAGATAGTCATATATAATTACGCAGTCATTTGTCTTGCCAGTATCATCTACTTTTACCTCTTGCACAACCCATCTTTTGATTAGATTTAAAATTTGCTCAAATGGTTTTCCAGCAACGCTTACGTAGGAATATGGGATATCTTGTAGTTTTGCAACCGCTTCTTGTACTTTATATAATTTATCCTCATCGTCTACGAATTTACCAGTAGCAATTTCATTGATTGGAACACCGCTCATGTTTGCTAGTAATCTATTCAAATGGTCTTCTTTGCTCATTTCTGTATCAAGCATCAGAACGGGAATACCGCCCGTTGCAACGTTGAGAGCAACATTGTCTGCAAATACTGATTTACCAACTTTTGGTCTAGCAGAAACAAGATCAACACACTTTCTTCTTAGGCCACCGCCAATAGCAGTATCATATCTATTGAATCCTGTTGGTATACCGATAATATCGCACTTATTATCTTGTAGGAATTGAACGTATTCATCAATGCCTTTTCCTATCTTTTCTGGAGTGTCGCCACCGTCATCTTCTCTGAGGAATTCTGTAACGGGATTTTCTAGAATCTGAATAATTTCATTAATAGACTCAGACCCGGTAACATCATCAATATCTTTATGGATTTTGTGTGTTAACTTTTTAATAGACCTAGCAAATTCAAACTTCTTTATTTGAATAGCAAAACTAAATATGTTTTCTTTACTTACTGGAAAATCAAATAGAGACTTGATATATTTAAGCTCTTGTGGTGTGTTGATGCTCTCCGATAATCCAAGCTGATTGGCGGCAGATAATAACGATGGAATATCTACCTTCTGATCATTTTGTACTACCTTTTCTACACACTTGTATATAATCTGATTATTAGCATGACCAAAAGATTCATGCGTAATTAAATCTGATATTGCCACATAGCCATCCATACCATGCTGCATTATTCCAGCAAGTACTGCACGTTCAGAGCCTATGTCTGTTAGTTTAGTTTCCATTATTTACCTGTGCATCGACTGCAACGATGGTATTCTCCATAAACATATTTTGGGTCTGTCTTAAAAGTTCTACCACAAACACTACATTCTACATCTATTTTTTTATGTGATGGTCTGTTTCGTGGAGTACGTTCACCCTGCGGTGTTTCAATATCTTTAAACTCTCCAGTATCAACCCAATCGTTCTTTCTAGCTTTCACCGGTTCTCTTCTCCTACTATTAGAAGTATCTGTCTTTCTTACAACGAAGTTTTCATCCACGGTGACAGGTGGTGGCGTGGATGGCTTTTGTTTCACTTTTGGTGTTTGAGGTTCTTTTTCTTGCTTACTAGCGGTTGACTGTGATAGTAAAGACTCTACGAGCTTTTTCTTTTGTTCGTCTGATAGTGATGATAAAAATTCATCGAAGTTGTTCATTGTCTCTTTCCTTTCTCTAGCAATATATCGGCTTTTCTTTTTAGTTCGAACACTTTGCCTTCTAATGCTTGAAGTCTACCCTCTGCCACCTGTCGCATATTTTCTAAAGAGGCGGCGTAAGAATTGTTTTGGGCTAAAATATACTTTTTAGATTCATGCTTTGTGTATTGACCAAATTGTTCTGGATTTCTTACGATCATCTTTTCCATCTCATCATGACACCAAGACAATGCGATCTTATTTTTATTGATTTCGTCCTGTATATAAGTAGCATATCCATACAGCAAATAAGCCGCATCGAACGTTTCTTGTTGTGTTAGTTTCTTTAGGCTATCTAGTGGCAAGTCTGCTACTAACAAAAACTCTTCCTTAAATCCAACAAACTTTGTGTTGGTTATGTTAACATAGTCATTAATACTATTTATATGTTCAGATATTTTCTCAGACGCCTTTAATACGTTGTCGCCACTCATCATCACTTTCTGAATATTTTAGGGTTATTAGCTCAATGTCGTTTAGTTCACACCAACATATCTTATCTTCGTCGCGGACTTTTGACTTGATAAAATCTGCTTTACTCTTGTGGAAAAACTCACAGTATTCGTAGTGCTGTTGCCCATGAACCTCAATTCCCTTTTTAATCGAAGGAATGTAAAAGTCAAGGTACAAAACAGATTTTCTATGAGGCAGTGTGCTTCCCGGTAGTTTTACTTCTTCTAAAATTCTATAACTATTGTATATCTCTTTTAATAAATTTCTAGCACGAAGATGGTATTTAGAACGCTTACGTGTGTCATCGTAAAATACATCATACTTAGTAAGATTCCACACATATTCTCTACCGTTTATTCCTACTACCTTCAATTTAGCTCCTTAATCTTATCATAGATAAAATCTGCAATCTTAGGATTTTCATTCAAAAATTCAGCAACAGCATTTACGCCTTGAAACTTCAGAGCTTTTTCTATTTCTTCTGGAGTAGACGCATTCTTAGATGATAAGTATTCTTTGATTGTGGCATGGTCTGGGCTTTCAGAAGCACACGATATGGTATACCAAGCACCAGCAGCCTTAATTAGCCTAAACTCGCAGGCGATTTGAATAATTTCCTGTACTTCATCCACACCAACGCCATATCTAATCCACCCTTCCGCTGTGCTATTGGGCTTGCCGCCAGCACAGGAAGTCTTTACGTTCCAGTTAGCAATTTGCCCAACGTGTGTGCCAGTATCTTTGGGAACTTGCCACTTTCCTCTGTGGGTAATTACCATATTTGTGCCAGCTTGATATTGTAACATATTTCCACAATCTGCCATCTTTTGTGGTGCGTATGGAGAACCGCCAGTGTTAGCAATATTGTGCGTGATACATATTAATATAGTCTTGTTCTTCATAAGAGTTCCACTAATTCTCTTAAAAAACATGGATAGTAGTCTTGGCAGTGCGTTTCTTACGCCTGTTCTGACTTCGCCCTCAAGCTCTACTGCTGGAACCATATTAGATAATGAGTCTGCTATGATTAAACAGCCGGGATCATTATTAATATAGTACTCAATAATATTTAAAAAGTCCTCTGCGGATAATACTCTTTCGTCTGTGGATTCGACAATTAAAATATCATCTGATCGTAAGTCTTTAATCCCATCAAAATTATGCTTAGATAATCTACCTTCAGTGTTTAGATAGATAACTCTTTTACCCTTTTTTTGACACTTGGCAGCAAAATGAAGCGCAGTAGTGGTTTTACCGCTCTTGGGGTCGCCCGTCATGACAACTACCGACCCTTCTCTAATGCCGCCACCAAGAGCAATGTCTAGTGCTGGCGATAAACCAACAACCTGTAGATTGTTGATATTTGCTAATACTTCCGTGCCACTTCTAACAACATCGCCATACTTGCTGACAATCGTGTTGCTAACAGCATCCTCTGTAAACTTACTTGGCTTCTTTACTTTGCTCATAGGTTCCTCAAATTGTTCATGGTTGTCCTTTTTGTATTATAGCTTTGAGTAGCTCTAGTTTCAAGTCTGGGTAATTCTTTTTCTTCAACTTCTAGATTTACTTCAATTTTTTTATTAGCTTCTTCAATTTGTTTTTGATGCTTGGCTATTACCTTTTCAGCCTCTGGATTGACTTTGTATCCTCTGCCATTCTGTATGCCAATGACTAATAGCCTATCAAAATCCTTGGACTTAATAGCACTTAGTATAGCTTCTTCGCTATATTTCTTTTTCAACTGTATAGCAGCACCATATTGTTTTTTCCATATCCAGTGTAAAGGATCGCCCTTAGTCCAAAATTTATAAGAGGGCTTCCCTAAGTTCAACCTTTCTGAACGTCGCAAAATAAGATATTCAGCAACATATGCTTCAAATGTACAATATTCACCAGTATGAATATGTTTATATTTATGAGTTTCAGACCACTGCTTCTGGTAGTCTTTATTAAACAGTTCTGGTTTTGGTTTCTTGGGTTTCATAATTCAAAATTAGTGCTTCCTTAAAGCAATCTTCAACATCTGTTTCATCTTTAATTTCTGATACCAACTCTGGCGTAACCCATAGTTCTTTTTTCAATTTAGTCCCATAAAGCTTGCCTATGGTTATGGACTGTCTACTGTTTTCTCCCATCATTCCAATAAGAGAGCGTATCAAGTATACACCATCGGTATCCGCCGTGTCAACCTCTACATAATGTGATCGGTATTGCAGGCCCACTTTGATCACTTTTAATTTTTGTTTTTGACATATATCTTTAAGCTTTAGCCAAGACTGATGATCTGGTAAATAGTAGTCTATTTCACTTGATAGCGTGGCTCTGATCCAAACCTTATATTTGTCTTTTCTATATTCTTGAAGCCACAGGTCATGTGACGTAATTAGGGTTGTCATAAAACTCTCTTATATGCTATAAAGTTATCTTGCGTTTTTGATTTTTTGTGATTTCCGCTATACATGCACAAAATTTTAAATCCTAAAGGTATATTCTTAGTAAATATTTGTAATTCATTATCTTGAATATCTTCAATGATGTAAACACCGCCAACTGATACAAATTTTGATAACACATTTAATGAACACAGCTGATGTTGTGAAATATGAGAACCATCATCTATGATGATATCAAAAGTACTAATATTGTTGTCGTTAAAAATCTGGTCAACAGTTGTCATAATAGATTTTACATTAGACTGATCAACAAAATAACATTTTATTCTTGTATCTTCAAATAAGACAGAGGTATCTATATCTAAGCCATATATGGTAGCTTTTGGGAAAAAATCTCTCCAAGCTTTTAAACTAGCACCCTCTATGTATCCTTGTCCAACAATTGGTGCCATAATATTTTTCGTACCTACTCCAATTTCTAACACATTATTTACACTTATTTGCTCTGTAATGGCATAATAATATTTTGAATAAGTATGAAAAATACTCTCACATTTATCAGAACCATATTTTTCAAATAGTTCACAAAGCGGTGTTTTTAGCATATTGCCCATTGTTTCATTTTTTCTTTTCTGTTGTTCCACATCGTGGCGTGTAAGAACCTTCCGGTAATTAAATATTCTTGCTCATTAAATCTAACATCATTTTTATGTACATTAAATTCGTATGGGAGTGATAGGATACCATTTTTATAGTCTTGATTTTCTGATATTAATTTAACATTAGCGCCTTGCTCCCACCACTTATGATGAATAAAATCAGTTTGGTTCCATAAGTCTGATAATAGAGGTATGGAGCTTTTATTTAATAACCATATACCACAGTTAGGAACATCACCTTCATGTCTATCTTTGTGGATGACAAGTCCTTGCATGAATGTATTATCAAAATTTTCACCAATATCCTTATCAAATTTTTTAATGACCACATCGCTATCAACCCATAACGCTATGTCGTAAGACTCTAACAAATACTTAATAATTGGCACTTTTAACCAAGAGGTTGGCCGATTGCTATTCCAACCTAGTGATGCACATATCTTAGACACTTCTGACAAAGACGGTATAAAAATGTCATAATCGTGCTGATTGCCGTATCTATAAAAAGATGGTAGAGCTATGGATAGTAAATCAATATAATCTTGTCCAGTTGCAAAACTGACTAATACCTTACTCATCTGATTTTATTTTTTAGCAGTAGTAATGCAAGATTCGGTTTTGGGTGGTAGTTTTCTCTTTCGAACAACATCCCCCATAGTGGAGGCATTTTCTGTCATTACCACAGACCCCTTAGTTCTAGCAAACTGATCACTTGTTGTCAATGGCTTTGGTGCAAATTCTTTTTGAGCCTTAGTGACGCACTTTTCAATAGACTTAATGCCACGATCTAAATCGGTAGCAATATCGTGTATGTCCTTACCAAGCTTAACATGTTCTTGAATATAAAACACTTCAACCTTGCTTAGTGGTCCTTTTTTATTAGCCATTGATAAAACTCCTTTGCGCTCTAGTATAATATAGAGAGTTTTTTGTCCTTAGATACATAATATAATAATCAAATGTTTGACGAGATACCTGTTTGAGTTCTGTTCTTCTCCAAATATCTCTTCTTGCCTCTGGACCCATTGGGTCTAGTGGAATATTGTTATATGTTCTTAATAGATATTGGTGCTGAAACTCGCCCTTGCCAAGATCAATCTCAAGCGTTTTAGCAAATATCTTATCTTCCTCATCGTTAGTCAAAACGCCCTTTGAATTAAAAAGGTGTTGTACTGACTCTTTCTCTAGATCGCCCTTGTTAAGCTTTTCAATAAATTTCATTTTTCACCTGTCATAATGTACTTATTCTTTTGATCCACGGTCATTTTACTGATTTCTTTTTTGGAAGCACTTCCAAAGATTGACAGTGGAGATTCTTCTTTAGATTTATTTTCAACACCCTTGTGTTCAATTTCAGAACGCTGATAGTGTCCCATCTGTGACCAATTTTTGTCAGCTATTTGGCCTATAGTTTTTGCGTCTTTCATGAAAGACCCTAACCCACCATATATTACTCTACAGAGGGTGTCCTTTCCACAGTTGGGACATTTTACCAAAGCATTGTCTTTTATGGATTGGTATACATCAGTCATTTCATGCGAACAGTTGTCGCACCTATAATCATATAGCATATTTCCTCAAGATTCTAAAGCGTATAAAACAGCCCCTAATATTCCATTTCTTTGAATGTCATGATAATCTAATCCACAAATTCCTATACGATCAATGCCCTTAAGTTTACTTAAGCAGTAATTTAATCCATTGGTGTCGTATAAATCTGTTTGCTTAGTATCACCATTGATCATGACCTTGGAATGTTCGCCCATGCGTGTTATGAACATCTTTATTTGTTCAAGTGTGCAGTTTTGAGCTTCGTCTAAAATCATATAAGAGTTATGAAAAGTTGATCCTCTCATGGTTTCTAGAGGCTCAAATCTGATCCTTCTAGTATTATAATAGAGTCCAAACTTGTCTCTTCCAAGAAAATATTTTAAATTTTCTTCCATTGGCTGAAGATATGGTTTGATTTTATCCCCTAATTCCCCCGGTAATGACCCTATGTCTTTACCAGTACACACTAGAGGGCGGGTCACTATTATAGTTTCAATCTGATCTTTCAGTAAGTGTTCAGCAGCTATGCCAGCGGCAATGAAAGATTTGCCCGTTCCAGATGGACCGGTACAAAATGTAATATCGTTCTCTATAATAGAACGTATATATTCTTTCTGATTTTCTGTTTTAGCTACTAAAACGTTTGGTTTCGGTTGTGTTTTATTCTTTTTGTTTTTCTTCGGGTTGTTATAGGCCGCTGCTGCCAAAGCGATTTTCTCCTCGTTGCGAGGAACCTAACGTCGCATGGACCTCCAATTTTACGCGAGGAACCTCTTGGAATATAATCTGAGCGATTCTATCCCCGATATGTACTACAACATTCTCATCAGAAGTGTTATAAAGACATACCATTATCTCTCCTCTATATCCACAATCCACCACGCCCGCCAAAACATCTATGCCTTGTTTAACTGATAAGCCCGATCTGGGCCATATTAAACCAGCCATGTGTTCTGGCATCTCTAGTGCTATCCCAGTGCTGACAGTCTTGCGTTGTTTTGATGGAATGACGGTTTCTACAGTTGAATATAAATCACAACCGGCGTCATTCATATTAGCCTTAGTGGGAATCTTGGCTAGCTCATTTAATAATGAGACTTTAATTACATCATAATCAATATCCCAGCGATCTTCATAAATTGTCATATTTCCATTCCTCCAAGGTCCATGTCCTCTAAATCGTTTTTGCTAGCACCAATTTTATATGAAGTAATTTCATGTTCTTGTGGTGCTACCTGTACGGACTCACTATTCATCCACGGGTCAGTCCATCCCGATATTGGATTTTTACATCCCTTGTCATATGGTAAACCAATGTTTTTCCTTCTGGTCATACATAGCCAATCTACATAATCTGCCATTACCTTGTCATTTAAACCAATTATAGAGCCATCTTTAAAAAGATATTCTGACCAAGCTTTTTCTTCTGCTGCCGCTGATTCAAACATGCGGACAGCATCTTCTTCACATTCTTCTGCTATCTTTACGAACCCCTCGTCAGGATTGTTTCGAAGAATTTTAATAATCTCTTGAGTATTATATAAGTGCAGAGCTTCATCACGCTTAATAAGTTTAATGATATCGGCATTGCCAATCATTTTCTTATTTTCAGCGAACGCAAAAGCACAGATAAATGATACATAAAAACGCACCGCTTCTAGAATGTTAACGCTAATAAGAGTTAGGTAAATCTGCTTTTTAATATCTTTAAGCTTGCCGGAATGTCCTATCTCTCGTAAAGCGTTATACTCTTTGATCGCTACGTTGGCTCGTTTTAAAATTTCTTTATCTGTTAGGCAACTATCTAATATTTCACTAGGATTACTATAGACATTTTTAATAATATATGTGTAGCTATAGCTGTGAATTTGTTCGAAGAATTGCCATACGTTCATGCAGGCTTCTAATTCTGGATTAGAAACGTATTCGGTTAGTGTTGGAACGCCACGACAAATGACGCTATCCATCATTGTTTGATATTTTAAATTTGAAGTAAAGATGAAACGCTCATTCTCTGACATAATATCGTCATTCTTGAAATCATTTCTATCTTTTTTTAATTCAATTTCTTCTGGACGCCAAAAGAATTCAAGTTGCTTCTTATAAAGATCAAAAAATACTGGGTACTTAAATTTATCATATCTTTGTAGAGATAAATCTTCGCCCAAAAAAAGTGGCTGGGCTAAATAGTCAACGTTATTTTTATTTAATATTGTTTTCATAAGATAATACCTCTTTATATTGCACACGATCCAGATTCGCAATCAGATGACTTTTCTGTTTGACCATCACCGTCAGGAGTATTGCAATAATAAAAGTTCTTTACGCCATATTTATACCCATAAATCTGATCTTTTATCAAAATACTCAAGGGTATATTGCCTTCTGGATAGTGGGAATAATTATAATATAGATTCACGCTAATACTCATATCTACGAATTTTTGTAGTACCGCACAAATATTTAGGATAGCCTTATTATCGGGCATTTCCCACGCTAGAGTATAGTAATTCTTGCGTGACATATAATTTGGCACTAGCTGCTTTAGAACGCCATTCTTAGCCTTCTTGTAAGACATTAGGTTCCTGACAGGCTCAATACCATTTGTGCTGTTCTGGATCACGCTAGACGATTCACAGGGCATAATAGCAGTCAACGTAGAATGTCTTAGCCCGTGTGTTTTTATTCTTTCTCGCAACCCTTCCCAATCCATAGTATACTCTGGCTTAACCAGTTCGTCAACTGTTTTTTTATACCAATCTATTGGCAGTAATCCCTGCCCATATTTAGTCTCTTGGAATTTTGCACATGGCCCCTTGATATGTGCCAATTTGCATGACTCATTCAGTAGATGCCACTGAATCTTTTCCATCATTTCGTGGACAAGCTTGGGCGTTTCTGGATCATCATATTTTAATTTATTTTTGGCTAAATATGCTGCAAAATTTGTGATGCCAATACCAAGCGATCTTCTGTTCTTTGTGAAGTTTTCGCCAGCAGCCACTGGATAGTCTTGATAATCTATAATAGACTCCAAGGTTCTAACAGCAACCGAACACGCCTTTGCAATATCTTTATCATCTTCCAACTCAAGCAAGTTTAGTGCCGACAAAATACAAATACCAATCTCGCCCTCTTTATCATCAATAGAAGAAATCGGTATAGTTGGGTGGATAATTTCTTGACAAAGGTTGCTCATATAAACTGGGACAAGCCAAGAACCATGCTCATTAGCGTTGTCGATATTCATAACATATATTCTACCAGT